CCGGTGGTGCCTTCGCAAGCACAACCTTCTCTCTGTGCGGTAGTCTGTCGCCCTACACCTGGAGAATGTCATGACCCTGCTGTCGAAGACGAGGCTCTCATCGGGAGCGACCTGGAATTATAGGTCGTCCTCCTACGAGAATGCTTCGCCTTCACAGTCGGGTCAGTTCGTTCGAGAGGCACAGGCGATTCAGACTGAGAATCATCCGGGTTACAAAGACTCGGATGGTAGTCGGGACACTGGCGGGGCTTTTGAAAGCTGGAAAATCAGCTTCCCGTCAGTAGGCATGGAGTGGACAGCTCGGCATAACTATGTCGAGTCGGACATTCCTGGCGCACCACATGGTTGGCAGTACGATACGTCAACCTTTCTGGTCGCCTCTTCCGCCATAGCAAACGAGATGGGCAACATCAAGACGTCTTGGACGTCTAATGATGCCTCTAACGCAAGCTATGTGTCCAGCAAAGTCACCATTGGTCCTAATACCCTCGCAATGGATGCGATGGGTACCAAGGCCATTGATATGGTGAAGCCGGATAATCCTTCTGTCGACCTGGCTACAAGCCTGGCCGAGCTCTGGTCTGAGAGGAGATTCTTCTCAGTCCCGGGTAGGAGCGGAAGTTTGCCTGGCGAATACCTGAACTATCAGTTCGGTATCGCACCAACGGTCGCGGATTTCCAGGACCTCCGAGATACGATTGAGAATCGCGATGCGATCCTCCGTCAATATCAAAGAGATTCTGGGAAGCTTATCCGCCGACAGTACCACTTCAAACCCGAAGTCACGGTGACACAGTCTACGACTAATGCACCTGTCTACGGGATGGGAGGAGGATTGAATTTCTTCCTCAACCCAGGTGGTCGTCTCACCACGTTGACCCGAACCACTCAGAAATGGTGGTTCTCTGGCGCTTTTCGGTACAGCATCCCAAAGGATGCATTTCCGAAGCGCATCTCCGAGCTCGATCGCCTATACGGCGTCAAGCCCGGGTTGTCAACTGGGTGGGAGTTGGTTCCCTTCTCGTGGCTAGTTGACTACTTCGTTCCTGTGGGAAGCCTCCTTAGTAATATGGACAGCTTCCTACTCGACGGACTAGTCATGCCCTACGCGTACATTATGTCTACCACCGAGGTGGAGACAGTGTACTCCTGGTACGGCCCCCTCAAGAATTCTTTGGGGGTCTTCCAGAACGTGGGGGTCACAAGCTCGGTTCGAAAAACGAGATTGCGACGTCGCTACGCCACACCGTTCGGCTTTGGGCTGCTACCTACGGACTTGAGTCCGAAGCAGCTCAGTATCCTTGCGGCGCTAGGCCTAAGCCTACGCAAGTGATCCACAATTCTGTGGGTCATTCACCTGTCGGGACCATCCGGTCTCGGCATCGCCAGAAAGTCACGCGCCATGTTTTCAGATACTCTTTCTCTCACGATCAACGCCGTTGCCAAGACCCTCTCTAGGGTTGATGGTACCGGCGGGCGGGGCGTCTTCCGTAATGTTACGGAGGGCCTCACCACGACGATCAGCCAGTCGGAAACGAAGGCTAATCGTCGGATCATGGGAGTCCGCATCGACCACAAGAAGCTGGCGGCTGATCCCCTTCTTACAGGGGTTAACCGTGCAGTTTCCGCGTCTGTCCGTCTCGTTGCCGATTACCCCAACAGTGGGGTATACACGGTGGCGGAGATGGAGGATCACCTCGAAGCGCTTGCCATTTGGTTGTCCGTTCAGGGCAACCGCGACAAGCTCATCAACGGTGAGTCGTAGCGGCAAGGGACATCTGGTCCCTTGAGAGTATCTACATGGCTAGGACTTCCTCAACTCCAATGAAGGAGCAGGAATGAAAAGCCGATGTGAGATCTGGCTGAGCGCACTCGAAGAACTCGGTGCGCTTTGCTCGGTCGACACCACTCATGACGCTATTCGCGTCGTGAGGCGAGTTGAACACGAAGGAGATGCCTTCTTCACGAAGACACTCCCGAGCTACGCGAAGGACCTAGAGAGGTCCCTTGCTAGTGGCTCGATCCCTGTTGAGCTGTTCGAGGCCTTCGCCCGGCGTCAGTTTGACGTTCGCGTCAATTATAATGGCGCTGGGTGGAAGACCAAGAAGTTCAGCTCTCATGGAGCCCCATATCTTCTGGGTGGCTTCATGGACATTGTGTTCAACCCGACGATGGAGATGAGTGACTGGTGGTACACACAGGCACTTGACCTGTGGGACCTGGTCCCACTCATGCGAGTGACTTCCGATGAAGCTGACGTGGCTCGGATGGCTTCCGCCATCATGGCTATACGCCAGCTTTGCCTCATGTTTTCGAAGGAGAAAGATCTTTGCTCCGACGAATTGATTGAGGCTTCAATCGAGAAGTATGTCACTCTCGATGGTGAGCTGATGCACCCTTTATTGATGACCGACAGGTCTCCCTCTTCGGAGGGGGATACCTTGAGGCCGTCAGGAGAGTGCTCGAGCTAGCCTACGGTGCTTCCCTGAGGAAGGTTGAGAGTGAGATCTTTCAATTCGACCTCACACCGAGGCATGGCCCGGGAAAAACTTCCGATCGCCTTGATGGCAATCAGAAGTGGACTCTACCGACCTGGCACGAGCGTTTGCAACCGCTATTCCCGTATGAACTATATGGGATAGCGAACACTCGTTTCTGGGCTGATAGAGATTCCGTCAGCTTTCTTGAGCCCGGGGAGGAGCTACCGTCAAAACTGGTAGCTGTTCCGAAGACGGCGACAAAACCTCGGCTGATTGCCGAGGAGCCAACCTGCATGCAATACGTGCAGCAAGGGATCATGCGATCTCTTGTGACGCATTTGGAGTCAGGTCACACATCCAAGTGCTTCATTGGCTTCTCCGACCAGGTCCCTAACCAGGAACTGGCTCGAATCGGCTCGATGGATGGGCGCTTCGCAACGCTTGATTTGAGCGATGCGAGTGACAGAGTCGCGAACTGGCTTGTCGAAGCTCTGTTCGAAGATTTTCCAGTCTTCTCTGAAGCTGTTGAATCATGTCGAACACGACGAGTCAGTCTTCCTTCTGGTGAGGTTTTAACCTTGCAGAAGTTCGCGTCAATGGGCTCAGCTCTGACATTCCCAATTGAAGCAATGGTCTTTTCGGCCATCGCGATTGCGGGAGTGCTAGAGCATCGAGGTTCATCTCCAACCGCAAAAGCTCTCAAGAGCTTGCGCGGCGTGGTGAGAGTCTACGGGGACGATATCATTGTCCCTGCGGACTGTGCCGTTACCGTGATTCGCTGGCTGAAAACCTTCGGGTTCGAGGTCAACGAAAACAAGAGTTTCTGGACTGGTGAGTTCAGAGAATCTTGTGGGAAGGAGTATTGGCGGGGACACGATGTGACTGTGACCAAGTTCCGCAAACAACTCCCCCAATCACGGCACGACGTGGACGAGGTCATTTCGACCGTTGCTACGAGGAACCTGTTTTGTAAACAGGGACTTCACGCAGTAGCGGCTGCGCTCGATGATGTCATAGTGAAGGTCCTTCGACACTTCCCGTATGTCACCGAAGACAGCCCCGTCCTGGGGCGGATCCATCCTGCCGGCTTTTACCAAGTCGACGGAATGCATCCTGACTATCACCGCCCGATGGTTACGGGTTACATAGTCCGGTCCGTGCTCCCACACAACAGTGTGGACGGATCGTATGCCCTTCTCAAGACACTTCTGTCGACAATCGGTAATCCCGATATAGACAAGAGACACTTGAGGCGGAGTGGACGTCCGCGAGACGTCAGCATTCAACTCTCGCGAAAGGCATGCCCTTACTAAA